ATTTTGAGTTTGTCATATCCCATAAAACGTTCATATTGCAATTCCGGCAGATTAAGCAAGCTTTGCAGTCGTTTCTTGATTGATCTGTAAAGTCTGATTCCATGGTTACTTCCTAGTACGTCGGTAACACCAAGGTATTGCAAAACCTCTTGAGTAAACTTTCTATCATCATCTAAGTTTCCAACCATTTCGTCAATTGTTCCGGCGTTGAATCCGCCAAGCTGAGGAAGGTCAATCTCATCACCTATTTGTATTGTTTGGTGAGGCTTCCATTTAGCTAGAAACTTCCCCACTACTTTCACGCTTTTTTCATCTATAAATGGGGCTTGAAGGTCTGAAATAAAGGCAATTCTTTTAACGCTAATTTTAGTCCTCGTCGTCGTAGGGGTCATGGTCAGGGTTAACGGGGTTAAAATCAGGTGACTCAGGGATTAACCACTCAGGATAGGAGTTCCTGTCATTGATTATTCCAAGAGCTTGATCTACGGGAAACCCAGCTCGCCTAAGCGACAAATAATATTCACGCACACTAATAGCGTAACAATCAAGTCTTGACATGATCTTGTCATGTTGGTACTTGCCTACGCGCCTAGTGACTTTGCGCTTTTTCTTTTGTGCCATGATTAAGTTTACTTCCTACTTACGACAACAAACAGTTCATCTAGCCTTTTCTCTAGGCGTGTCACTTGGTCTTTTAAACTGTCGCCCCCGTTCGGGCGAAGTTCGTTAAGCCAACCTTTTACTAGCCAACGTAATCCAGCTAGTACTCCAATTAGTGTTGTGGTTATTCCAGCAGCAAAGCCAGCCCACTCAAGGGCTGTCATTACTTTTTACTGCCTATGCCAAAAGCCTCATCATTAGGATTGATAGCTCTTAATAAAGGTGCGGCAAAAGCAACTAAAAATGCTTTCCAAATATCTGAAAATGTCCCTGTTGGATTAGTTACATAAACAGTTGCAAGGCAAACAAACGCGCTGCGTCCGTATGACTCAATAATTGCTAATGTCTTTTTATTCATTGCTACCCCCTAGTAACGGTATGTTAAAGAACTCTGAGTTGTTGTCTTGATCTTTTCTCAAGCTAATATGGATATGGTGGTTATGGGGCGAAAACCCACGGTATTTTCTCCAACGCCACCCAAGAACAGGCGAGGCAATACGCCCCAAATGAATTACATAAGATATACGTCCGTGAGTTTTCCCGTACTGTCTAAGCTGATCTGCCAAATATGCTGAATCCCCTTTGTTGTCAGAAAGGCGAGCGTCAACATCAATTGCGCGGACGCAGGACGTTTTCGGGTCAGGGATATGGTCGGACGGCTTTCCACTAGACACGTGCCGTAAATCAGCAATCCACCCATCACTTGAACGAAGCCGCGACTCAAAAGAATCATCAATTTGATTTCTTAATTGAACCGCAGCTTTTGATAACCAAGGTTTCATTAGGAAAGTAGTAAAGCAACTTCCTCAGCCGTAATTCCAAGTTTTTCCAACAATGCAGATTTTTTATTTTCTGCAATTTTGTCTTGTTCCGCTTTCCAATCATCATATTTAGGAAAACCTGCTTCAAATTCAGCTTTAGAAATTGGTTCTGCTTCAATAAATTCAATTCCTTCATATTCGTCACCGCTGATTACCCAACCACCAGTTGGGATTAACATTGTTAAAACATCTTTTCCAGTTGCCATTATTGACCTATTTCCAGTAGAAAGATTCTACTTGTAAGAGAGTTATCCTGTACAGTTACCGAAGCACTTGGATTATCATTTGAAAATTGTGTTTTATATATTGTGGCGGAAGTGGTTGCAGGACTATCATAAATCTGAAATGAATATGTTAAATTTGATAATTGTGAGGAAGTAGCAGTATACATACCACCAGTTGTTACCTGACCAATTGAAGTCGCACCTCTCATTAATCTCAGGGTCATTGAGTTAGCAGCATTTCCGGTATTTTTACTGCAACCATTTTGAGTTACTAAAACTAAAATTTTTGAAGTTGCTGAAGTCGGGGTAATTGTTGCGGTTAATCCTGTATCAACCATTGTGGTTGTTGACGAGGAAGTTGATACCGCGTAAGTTCCGCTGACTACTTGAATAATTGTTCCAGTTGTACTTCCGGTTGGTGAAGCCCATTTTAAACCTAACGCTTGTGCGCTATCGGCAGTTAATACTTGTCCATTTGTTCCAATTGGTATTCTTGCATTTGCAGTATCAAAGCCAAACAAATCGCCTTTAGTTGTTAATGGAATTGAAACGCCAGCTTGAATATAATCAAAGAAAATGGAAGCACTTGTACTAGTAAAATAAAGTGTTCCACCTTCCCATTGAGTTAATACTAATGAACCAGCAGTTGTGACAGTTGCCGTTCCAGCGGTTACCGTACACGCACCTGCACCAATATTTTGAATAAATACTGTGTCCCCAGCAGCAAATAAAGCTGTATTAACGGTTATGGTAGTTGGTGAAGCACTATTCATTTGAATAGTTGTTCCAGCGTCAGCCGCAGTTAAAACGTAAGAGGCTGTTTTTTGGACAGGTGATCCACCACCCATAGCGGTCTGTTGTAAACTTGTCATTTGAGCAGCTGTTAAAACCTGACCAGTTGTGAAGGTTTGTTTTGCCATTATTCTCCTTGTTTAGTAGCTAAGTATATCGTCATTTAGTTGACCATAATAAGCATTGTCCAAAATAAATCCATCAACTAAAGGCTCTTGAGTCCCAAATATGCCCAACCATGAGGAAGGCGTGATTTCCCAAGCAATTGCTTGAACCTGAAGGTTCTTTGTAATGGTAGAACCGTCAGGCTGTAAGTTGGTAATAAGAACGTTTGTAAAATAATCCATGTTTAAAATTGTGCTAGTAGGCACATTGGGGTCTAAAAGATCAATAGTCATTTCATCTATTCTAATGGTTGTTTCTGACCTCGTATTTACATAAATAGCGGCAATATTGGCTGCTTCAGCGTCGGTTTGCACTACCAAGTCTGAACTAGTAATTGAGTGAGGGAAATAGGTGGCTACGCTATCTGCGTCAATAAACACCTGAGTCGTGCCGCCTAGGCGGGTTATGTTGGCTTGGTTTACAATCAATTTATCATCAAAAGCAAATTTCAAGTTTTTGTATGGAATACCAGTAGTTTGATTAAATTCAATAGGCGTATCTCCCGCGCTATCAATAACTTCAGTTCGGTTTTTAAATATGGCATTACCTTCGGGGGTTATGTAAAAAGCACCTTGCTCTGAAAATTCGCAATTTTTTATAGCTGAAAGGGAAGTTCTTGAAGCCCCAGCGTCGGCTTGAGTCAGGGAATTGCCTATTGAGATTGACCTCATAGAAACAGGAAAATCTACCGTGTCCAATATTTTTTCAATTCTTGTTCCAGTATCTTGACCAGCTGCTTGTCCAGTAATAGTCGTGACAGCTGCAAGGTTAAAAAGTCTAAAAGCGTCTGAAGCGTTAATGTCTACATAAGAAACGTTTTCACCTTGATCGTATGAATATACGTAATCGGTTGTATAGCCACTAAATAAATAATAAATTGTTCCGCCATAAGTTGCAGAAATTCTAAGTTTTCTTAAAGGAGTTAATTGACCATAATAGGGGCTACTGACATTTTGGGGATTGAACGCACCTGTTGGGTCGTAGCAGCGAACAGTTGCAAAACCTGATTCGTAAGTGTCCCTGATTAAATTGCGACCTTGTCTAATGCTTATTTTTCTTGCTACGTCCGTTAAATCGGCAATTAAAGCAGGTGTTGACGAGGAAGCTAAAATACCTGTACCTAACAGACCGTCCGCAGGGTCATCAAGTATAAAAGGATTGCCAAAAGTTGCACCTGTTGAAAAATCTAACGAAACATTAAGAGTTGCCGGCAAACCCATTAATCGCCTCTTGTTGCTCTATTGGACATAGTAAACGAACCTGAAGCACTTTGATTTAATAAGCCCATGCGTAAAGAGTCGGTCAAGTCACGATCACTAATTACATTACCTTGAACAGTTACATTAATGCTTGCACGCTCTCCCGCTCTGTAACTTTGCCAATCAGGCATGCGAGTATTCATTGTTTCTTGATTTCTTTGTGCGGCATATTCAAGAGCTTTAGCAGCCCCACCAATGTCGCCGCCTAAAGGTATACCAGCAAAAGTTTCAGGAACAATTGGTGCAGGTGCTTTGCCAATCGGCGCGTTGCCACCATTGTAAACAGTATCTACTGTGACAGTTAATTTAGGTGCTTTTAATTTGTTAAGTGCGTCTTGAATTAAGGAAATATCATCAATTGCTTTATTTACATAATCAGGATAGTCCTGTAAAGGATTTAAGGCAGGTGGCAAGTTTGCTATTGCTCTAGCTAATCCTGTTGTTTGTAATTGTGAAAGGGCAAGTTGATTGCTTAAACGATCTGCCTCAGCTGCGTTTTCTGTAATTAAAGCCATTTGTAAAGATAGTCTGAGTTTCTCGTCCTCAGTTAACTGATTTTGCAATGCAGCCATGATTTGGATTTGTTCCATATCAAGTAAGCCACTTGCTTTTTTAAGTTTAGCCTGATCTTTGATTGCTCTAGTCTGCGCGTTTGTTGCTTTTAATTGGGCAAGTGCGGCAGCCTTGGCTTCCTTGGCAGCCCTAGCAGCTGCACCCTCGGCGAATTTAGCCGCACCGCCTTGATCGCCCCCAGCCATTGAACCGCCGGCAGCAAACATACTTTGTAGATTACTTGTCGCTTTATCAGCTTTTTCGCTGATTGCGTCCACGCCTTTAATCAATAAACCAATTGCGGCAAACATGCCAGCGGTCAAGGCGGCTGCGCCTAATGGATTAAATAAGAAGTTTCTAGCAACGGCAGCTGCTAACAATGCGTTTCTAAGAGTCTTAACTGTTTTGACAATTGCCTCTAAAGAAACAATAAAAGCAGCGATCTTATTGATTGTAAAAGCAGCAATTAAAAGGGCAGCAAAAGATTTAATTAAAACAATATTTTCCCTTATTGCGTCGCCTATTGTGACTAAAGCTTTAGAGGCAGATTCTCCAAAATTAATAATCTTGGTTTGTAATTGGTCAATATCTGTTGCGCCACTAATACGCATGATAGCTTCAACAAGTCCTGCGCCAATGCTTTCCTTGGCTGAATCGGCTGCTACCTTTAACTTGGCTAGTTTGCCCGCAAAGGTGTTAGCGGCGGCTGAAGCTGCGCCTTTTGTAACAAGGGTAACCTCTTTAAGAATCTTAGCGAAGTCGCCTGAAGCAAGAGTTGTTTTGCTAATGCCTAAACCTAATGCGCCTAAGCTTCGTGTGTTGCCTAAATAAGCTTTGCTTAATGCGTCTGCCGCTTCCGTTACGCTAATGTTTTGACGAGCAGCAATATCTAAAGCGACATTTGTTAAATTCTGAGAAGCTGCAAGGCTTCGTGTGCTTGTTAATAATTTCTCGTAAGCAGGAATTAATTGCTCATCTGCAACGCCATATTGCAGTTTAAGGCTGTTTAAAAATGCTAATGAATCTGAAGTTGCAAACTCAAATCCAATGCTGCGTAAGGAGTTTTTGAATACCGCTAATTGTTTTTCCTGAGCTGCAAAAGCTGATATTGCTGACTTAGCAAAAGCGGTAACTCCAACACCAATAAGAGCTTGTTTAACGTTTCTAGCTAATTTATCAGCTGCGTTTTCCGCCTGAGTAAATGCTTTTTTGCCAGTAAATTGTGCGGCAATATCAATTACTATACTCATTGCGAAACCTTCCTAAAATATTGTTTCTTTTTAAATTGTTCATTAGCGTTGTAAATTGCGTTTAAAACTGCACTATTAGCTTTGCCACCGTCCTCAGCCCAAGCTCTATAAATCAAACGTCCTTTCATATAACGCCCGCGTTTAGTTGAACTTTCAATATTGCCTTGCTTGAGTTCTCCCATTGCTTGAATAAAGTCTGCACCGGCTTGAGGGTTATTTGAGTGGCTTATCTCGTGATTACGTGGGTCGCCTTTACGTCCAACCCAAGGCTGACCTGCGGGATTTTTTCTACCAGCTGTTTCGTAAATAGCACCTTCAGCTGATTTATTGATAATAAAATAAACCGCTTTAAAACCACGTCTATTAGTTTTGCGTGGTACTGAACTGTATTTAATATTTTTTACAACTCTAGCTGCGTTAAATAAAGGGAATTTTCTCAACCCTTCAGCATTTTTTTCAGATCGTTTTCTATAACTCCAGTTGCTTAAAGGTGAATCATTTGGAACATAAGACTGAGCCTTTTTAACTACACCACCAAGAGCAATAGCAATTTGATCGTCTAGTTGGATAGCCAACTCAGGTGCATAGTCTTTTAGAGCTTTCTTAAGCTCAATTAAACCTTTTACCTCTGTTGGCATTTTCCCTAGCCTTTGCGTCGTCTTTGAGAACCGCTAAAGTTGCCTTTAACAAATCTCTATCCATGTCAATAAATGTTTGGTGCGGAAGTCCTGTTGTAATTGCTAACCTAGCAACAAGGTAGTGAAAGGAATCCCGCGTTATCCATTTGGGGAGTCAGCGTCAAGGATTTCTACTTTAACAAGCTGCTCTAAATACTTATCGCCAAAAGGCACAACAGTTACGCCATTGCGCCTTTCAGCTTCCCAAGCCAACCAATATACCGCGCTTTGTTTTTCTTCATCTCTAAAGTATTTATGAAAACCACTTTTAAAATGCGATTCAAACGCGAACTCAATAACAGGGGTAATTTCGTATTCTGAAACGTCACCTGAAGCCTTGGTTATTTTAAGTTTAATCATTTTAGTCCTTTGTTAGAAAGTACCGGTTGTTGCGACTGCTGTTTTGCTGTTGCAAGTAAAGGTAATATCCATGGTAGCAATGTCAGCAACCGCGCCATTAATATCGGTTAAGTTGTCAACAAGAATTGTACCTGTATAAAGTGGGTTTGTAGCGGAAACCGCGCTTGAAGTGTCCTGTAAAGCAGAAAAAGCAACTGTTGTTCCAAAAGCGGCTTGCAATGTAGCTCTTACTGAACCTGCACCTGAAGCAATGCTATCGCTCAAAAATGATACTGAAATGGTATCAGCTGAGAGCCCAGTCGTAAATTTGTGAGCTGTATCACCCATCGCGCTGATCTCAATTTGATCTAAAACACGGTTTAAAGTGAAAGCTGTAACATGATCGGATAGGTCAACTGAGTTAACTTTAAATCCAACTTTGTTATTTAAAAACGTTGCCATGAATTATTCCTCGTCTTTCTTGGTGATTGTTGGTTTTGGCTTGTCTTGCGGTGTTACTTGACCGATCTTTTTAAGAAAGGCAATGTCCTCGTCTGTAAGTGTCATTTGTTTAACTCCAAGTTGTTAGTGTGCTTATGTTGATTGTGGCGACCATCATCTCTTGAGCTTCCTGCAATACCGAAGGCGCAGAAACGCTTTCAACATTAAATTTAATAGTTGACGCGCTAAGTTTTAAAAATACCGCGCAAACCATTTCCTCTAACGCAATCAATGAAGCTTGATTGTCCAACATTGGAACAATGCAAGTTATTGTAAAGTTTGCTTTTGCCCCAACATTGTATTGATTGTTGCTTGGCTCAAGCATTGGGTCTGCATACCTGAGTACAACGCTGTTGGCGGTAGGTGTGGCTGGCACATAAGAGAACGTGTCCCACACCCCCGCGTTACTTAGCGCGCTTTTAATGGAAGCTCTGAGAGTTGTAACGGCAACTGTCATTAGCCTATTAGTCCATTAGGGGCTAAGTGGTTCGCAAGTAAGCCTCTTACTTTTGCAATTAATGTTGAACCCATTTTAAAAGGTGAAGGCTGAAAATTAGGGTCTAACGCCCCGCCGTTTGCTGCTTGTTTGGCTTGCCATATTTCAGTTGCCACCATGAGAGTAGCTAATTTAACTTCAGGTATAGTCGCATAATCTACATGTGTTGTTGCTGATACCGTGCCGTAAGGCAAAACTAAATGTTTTTCCTCTACCGTGCCGTTAACTATGGTATAGGTCATTGAATAATCCGTTACTGCTGTTATAGTTTTAGAGCCGTTATATTTTGCGCCACAATTTTCAACAACGACTGTTTGACCAACTAAAACGTTGTGAACTTTATCTGTATAAATTGTTGCTGAGGTTGTTGAAGTAATTTCTTGGTCAACAACATTATAGTCATTAAACCACAAATAGCTTTTAATAATATTTTCGCCGGCTTGGCAAACTTCCTCAACGGTAGCCGAAGTGTAAAGTGAACCAAGTTGTAAATTCGCTCGGAGTTCAGCTTCGGTGCAATATGTGGCTGCCATTGATTCCCTTTCTTAGAGCAAGGGGGCTAAGGCTTCCAAAGCCCCCTCACATTTAATAACAGTCTAAATTAAGACTTGTTAAACTTGCGGATTCCGCCGGCTTGCTTTGTTAGCACGCTTGCATATCCGTAAACTTGTACTGAGATTTTTCCATTATCGGAAAGTTGTACCTGCAATTTTGTAACAGGTGATTCGTAATAGGTAATTGCCTCAGGTACTACCAAGAAGCAAGAATCATCAATGAATCCTGAAGCCAAAACGTTTGCGTCAACATAAAGGTTTGCGCCAAGTACTGTTCCAGTTATTGATTGACCTGAAACGTTACCTGAATTGTTTTGAGGATTTGAAGCCATGTAAAGAGCGCGCTTGCTTGAATCTTGCATGCCCATAATTGAAGCCCAAACATCAGTTGAAGCAAT